TGTAAGAGTAGCTGATGTGCTGTGTGATTTACAACATTATTGCGACAAGTATGTAATAGATATGAGTCAAGAAAAATATATGGCTGATGTTTTTTACAATGAGGAGGTAGCATGAATAAAATGCACAGAGTATTTCCAACACTTGATATGTTTATAGATGTTGATGCAAAGAATGATGATGACGCAATATCTGTTGTTAATAATGATGAAGAAGTATGGAAGATTATAGATGAGTGTTGTTCACAATTATCACAGCTTGGATATCAAGTAGGTGGTTGTGATCACATTTATGTAACAGATAGATTTAAGGAGGATGAAGATGACTAAAGAAGAATATTTTGAAGAGGAGGGCAACTAGCCCTCTTTTTTTTGTTCAATCTCTGGTATCTCTGTAAAGTCTGCATCTATTATATCCCCATATAATTTGCGAATATCTTTTAATCTTGACTGAACTTGCTCAAGATTCATTGTGTCGATAGAGTTTAGTGTATGTATGTTTTGTGTATGATTATAAAATCCTGCTGCTTGACCTCGATTCTTTTCTGCTTGAACAGAAGCTGACCAAGCCTTATCTTTCTGTGCTTCTCTAGATAAATCATCTAATCTTTTAACATGACGATCAAAAGTAACTGCAGTTTTGTGTTGCATTTCTTTTTTTAATTCATCTACATACCTAACAATTTCAGGGTGTTTTTGAATATTTAATAATTCAGAAGCAGTTGTTCTTGCTCTATCAACAGAATACCCAGCCCGTCTTGCAGCTTCGGTAGGAGTAATAGCTCCATCTTCTCTAACTAATTCATTAACAAATTTAAGTTGTTTTAGTGTAAGTTTAGTGCCCATACATTTAGTTTAGCTTAGTTTAACAAAAGTATATAGTTGTTTTAAAAGTAAAACACAAATATTTTTGTCGGTTACTTTTGTGATGAGGCAGGTAACTGTAAGTAACCGTATAAGTAACCTATATTATTGTTATATATCATAGAGTTACATACTAAAGTTACTTGGTTACTTCAATATGAAAGTTTTTATAAAAAATATTTAACTAATAACTTTTAAAACATCTTACTATTCTAAAAAAAACTTTGGATCTTCTGTTATTGGTTGCATAATTTTACGTAATACTTCAATCCCTTGTCCACGAATCGTGTTCCATTCATCTTTAGTATAGCTACGATTATATTTATTATTCCAAAATTTTACAGAAATAGTGGCACATTTAGGGCACTCATATATTTTTCGAACAGGGCTATTAGGCAAGTGAATGCTCATAGGCCTCCTTATGTTTAGTTCGTGCGAGATTTTAAGTTATTTTATAAGGAAAGTAAATAAAAAAGGGGGTATCAAACCCCCAATCTATTTTAAATTATTTATTGTGATGAATTTTCCAGTCTTTAAAACTCTCTGGATCAAGTAAAGGCCCATGATAAAAGGTTGTTGATCCGTGTGGCTCTGTCCATGTTTGAAAATAAAATTTTTCATCATCAAGTTCCCCTTGACTTTGACAAGTTTGACATTGCACAATACTTTTTTCTGCTTCAAACACCACCCGAGCATAGCCATTTCCCTTACAACGAGGGCAAATCACATATCCCTCGCTCTATTTTCCATATGCCTATAATATTCTTTCATGTTTTCAACTTGTTCTCTATACAATTTAGAATATTTTTCTCGTGCAAAAATATATCCAGCAGTTCCACTTAGAACAGCTACACATATAATGGCAAGCACGTGCCAAAAATGAAACATCATGCGTCCCCCTCTGTTTTACAAACAGCTAAATACTGTTCTTGAATATTACTCTTTCCTAGTTCCCATTGAACCTTAGACCAAATATCTAAATTCATTTTACCATGCTTGTCAACAAATTCTTGAGCCGTAAGAACTTCAGCATCTTCTTCCATCGACATTACCCATGCTTTTACTTTACCCATTACGTTCCTCCTTAAAATATTCTTTAGGAGTCATATCTATATTCCCATTTTTTCCATATTTTTTATTTAAATAATTGTGCTCATGCACTAAATATTCAATGGTTCTGCTGACAGATCTCATATCTTTTGCAGCAATCTTATGTAATCTATTCCAAGTATCTATTGATATTGTTACAGATTTAAATTTAGTTGTATCCATATTATTCCTCTTTCTGTATATGGTTATACTTTATTATATAAGCATATAAAAGATTAAGTCAACCATTCTTTAAAGTCTTCCCCTAATACTTTACTTGCAATGTTGATTTTATTGCGAAGGGCCTTGACTATTCGCTCATCAACTGTCTTCTCAGCAATGAGATCTATATAGGTAACATTATTCTTTTGTCCGATCCGGTGTGCACGGTCCTCTGATTGTATTCTTTTCTCCAAGTCATAGTTATTAGAATAATAAACCACTGTGCTTGCTGCCGTTAAGGTTAGCCCATACCCTGCAGTCTGTTGATTACCCACAAAAAATTGTAAGGAAGACTTAGGATCTTGAAACTTTAAAACAATATCTTGACGATCTTGGTCAGGTGTATCGCCGTAGTAGGTGGCTACTGTTTCTTTCCCATACTTCTTTGCTATGGTATCATAGATTGTTCGTATGTCCTGGCGATAGTTAGCCCAAATAATAATCTTACCATCTACCTCTTCTAAAATATCCATCAACTCGGTGATACGATTATTTTTAAATATTTTTGTTTCACCACTTTCCATAATCAAATGACCACAACTAATCTGATGAAGTCTAAGTAACTGTGTCATTACTGTGCTAGCAGTAAGCACTTCACCATTATCAAATAGTGCAAGGGCATACTCTTTCATTTCATTGTATGCTTTTCTTTGTTCAGGGGTAAGGTCCACTTGTCGTTTGGTATATATCTTTTCTGGTAAATCTAAACAGTCTGTCTTTAAGACACGATAAGAATGAGGATCAAGTAATCCTGATAACTCTTCTAAATTTTTATACCCTACTACCTTATTAAAAGTATGTGTACCTACATTCGTTTTTACTTGAACGGTGTATCTATTTTTAAAACTATAATAAGAAGCATGGCCCAAGATAGCAGGATCAAGAAACTCACACTGCGAAAATAAATCAATAGGATCTCTTGTAACCGGAGAGCCTGTTAGTATTCGCCTGTACTTTGCAAGTGTACTTAACTTGAGTGCATTCTTAGTTCTAATAGCTTTAGGATTTTTTATTGTGGTGCTCTCATCAATGGCTACCATTGCTCGGTGTCCATTAAGAAATCGTTCAGCGAACCGTGATCCCTTAGTCGTATGCAATGCTTCTATATTCATTAGGAATATATCAAGGGTCAAGTCCTTTGGATCTTTAAGAATACTATCAAGTAATTCTTTTTCAATCTTATTAGGTGTAGGTGTCCAAGCTACAGTAAAGTCTTCAATATGATTTGGTAAATGTGTAGGTATCTCCTGGCGCTGCCAGTTACGATACACTCCCTTTGGTGCAAGTATTAATACACCATTAATTTTTCCCTTATCATATAACATGGACATATTATCGATAAGAACTTTTGATTTTCCTGTGCCCATTTCCATAAAATAAGCATAGTTTTCCTGCGACCATGACTTTTTTAGTGCAGTAATTTGATGTGCATAAGGCACAGTTTTAAATGGATAATCCATATATTCTCCTATTCTGTTAATAATTCTTTCTAAATTTTTATTTAACACTTGCACTTTTAAAAATCAATAACTATATGTAAATGAAGAAAGCTTATGACAGTATTTGTAGTACAAGAAAAAATTGGTGTGGATATAACAGATGCTTTGCGCTTTGGAGAATTTCAAAACCTTCTTCCTCGTAAAGATCAACTGATGATAAGTTCACAACCTGTAGTACATTCACTGAAGAAAAAATTAAAAGATTTTTCTGATGAAGATTATATCTTGTGTCTAGGTGATCCATCTATTATAGCAACTGTCGCAGTGGTTGCGGCAACCATGAACCGTAATAGATTTAAAATGCTAAAGTGGGATCGTAAACTAAGTAAGTATTATCCTGTGGAGGTTGATATAAATTAAAACGTTAATAGGAGAAAGATATGACGTCGTTGTTTGAAGATTCGAAGAAAGCCATCCAAGAACTAGAGGGTTCAGGAGATGATAGATTAAAAGCTGTTGGTACTTTTTGTGATCAGTTAGAAACTGTTCGTAAAAAAATATCTGACAGAAAAGCAGAACTTAAAAGATTAGAAGAGGAAGAGTTCAAACTAGAGAACGAATCCATCCCAACATTATTAGATGAGATAGGAATGAAAGCAGTCACACTTAGTTCCGGATCTAAAGTAGAGATACAAGAAGTATATAAAGCACACATAAGTGAGGCCAATAAAGTTGAGGCTTTTAAATGGCTAAGAGATAATGGGTTTGACGATATTATTAAAAATGATATTGTCTGTAGTTTTGGAAGAGGTGAAGAAGATAATGCTACTGAATTGTATTCACGTTTACGTGATGAAGGACAAGCTCCTATTCAGAAGAGTGGTGTTCATGCCTCTACCCTAAAAGCATTTGTCAAGGAACAGATTCAAAAGGGATCTGATATTCCTCAAGACAAATTTGGTGTCTATGTAACCAACAAAGTGAAAATTACATAGTGAAATGAAAATAAAAAGGAGAATAATATGGCTAATAAAAATGCTGTAACTAAAAAAGGGAATGGGCAACTAGCAGAAGTTGTCCCCTTCGAATCGTTTCGAGGGATGGGTTTCGATACTATCGATGCTCAAGACTACGCTACTCCAAGATTAAAAGTCTTAATGGCTTTATCTCCAGAGGTAGCAGAAGAGAGCGTTGCAGGTGCTAAACCTGGAATGATCTATAACAATGTCACGGAGGAATTGTATAATGGGGAGAAAGGTATTCTCGTTATGCCGTGTGGATTTGCAAGAGAGTATGTAGAGTGGAATGATAGAGGTGCTGGAAGTAATGCTCCGGTAAATGTCTATCCTGCCACGTCTGATATTTTATCGCAGACTACTCGTGACGCTCAAAATAAAGACAGATTAGAAAACGGAAACTATATTGAAACGTGTGCTAATCATTTTGTCTTTGTTGTTAATGAAGGAGGGCAGTCAAGTAATGGTATGCTTGGTAGTCCGTGTGTTATCACTCTTAAATCAACAGGGTACAAACGTAGTAAGAAATTTAATTCTCTTATTCGTTCTGTAATTCCTAATGAATGGCCAATGTTCTCTGGAATATTCAGAGTAACAACGACCAAACAAAAGAATGATAAAGGTACTTGGCATACATTTGATTTCGGGTTTGATAGATTACTCGATCAAAAAAATGAAAAGGACATTGCACTCTTCACCGAAGCAAGAACGTTTGCTGAAACGGTAAGTAAAGGAGAAGCGAAAGTTGCTCCTGAACAAGGAGAAGGCAATGCGACCGAATCGGAGCAAGCTACTCCGTACTAGGGATGCTGGTGAGGGCGAATAATTTTTAATCGTTCGCCCTCATTTTTAATTAACAACGAAAGTTATAATGAGTGTAGAAAAATTTAAAGAAATTTTTATGGGTTTAGAAAGGGCTCATGGTGTATATGTTCCGGGCGAGATCAAAGACAATGGTAAGCGAGGTGGTCAGTCTTACATAAAAAAAGAACCCGTTACTCCTCAACATTGGATTGATCACATAGAGGGGAAAGATCCTAGTCTTGGTATCGTTCCTATTATGGATGATGCTACATGTAGATGGGGATGTATAGATGTAGATACATATCCTTTAGATCATAAAAAATTAATTAAGAGTATAGAAAAATTAAAATTACCTTTGATTGCATGTCGATCAAAAAGTGGGGGTGCACATTTATTTTTATTTATAGATGGTGTTGCTACAGCTAAATTAATGCGAAATCGATTGACGAGTTTTGCTTCTTTATTAGGTTATGCTGATTGTGAAATATTTCCTAAACAAATAGAACTACAAGCAGATCGTGGAGACACAGGAAACTTTTTAAACTTACCTTATCATGCAGGTGATGAGACAATGCGATATGCTTTTGATAAAAAAGGTGAGTCATTATCATTGAATGAGTTTCTTTCTTTTGTAGATGAAAGAAAAATAACAAAAGAAAATTTAAAAAATTTTAAAACAAAACAAATTAAAACAATCGAAGAGTTAGAGGATGGTCCTCCTTGTTTACAAACATTAATTAGTGTTGGTATTGATGAAGGTGGTAGAGATAATGTTTTATATCAATATGCTGTGTATACAAAAAAGAAATGGCCTGAGAATTGGCAAGATAAAATTGCTGAATTTAATTTTAAATATATGAAACCACCGCTTGGTCATGCGCAAGTAACAAAAACAATTAATCAACATGACAAAAAAGATTATCAATATAAATGTAAAGATCAACCCATGTGTTCAAGATGTGATGCACCACAGTGTCGTTTAAGAAAGTATGGGATAGGTGGAGAATATGAAAGTAAATTTTCTGATTTACAAAAATATGATTCTGATGAACCTGTTTGGTTTTTAAATTTTGAAGAAGAAAGATTAGTTTTAAATACAGAAGAACTATTTGATCAGCGCAAGTTTAGAAAAAAATGTATGGATGCATTAACTCAATTGCCTAATGCTTTAAGCCCTGCTGCATGGACTGCTAAGATTCAAAGTTTATTAGAGAACGTAGAAATAATTGAAACACCTGCAGAGATAAGCAAGTATGGTCAGTTCGATTCTTATTTATATTCTTTTATTTATGATCAAGGTGTATCAGATAGAGAAGAAGAAATAGCAATTGAAATGCCTTGGGAACATGACAGTAAAATTTATTTTCAACCTAAGACTTTAAAAGAATATTTAAATAAAAAAAGATTTGTTGCTCTTACTCAAACAGAAATGCATGCAAGAGTAATGCAGGATTTAGGTGGAGGCAACCATCGAAAAAAAGTTAAAGGCATTACATACTACTTATGGTATGTACCTTCTAGACCTATGGATCAAAAAGATTTACCACTACCAGACATGAAAAAGAAAGAAGCTTTTTAATGATGAATATTATTTTTGGTCCGCCTGGTACAGGTAAGACACATAAACTTTTAAGCATTGTAGAAGAAGGATTAGCAAAGGGAATTGAACCTAATGAAATTGGTTACTTTGCTTACACTCGTAAAGCCGCAACAGAAGCTATTACTCGTGCCGTGAGCCAATTTCCACAGTACGATAAAAAAGATTTTAAATATTTTAGAACGTTACATAGTTTAGCATACATGGAATTAGGATTAACAGATTCTTCTTTAATGGATGATAATGACTACAAAGATATATCAGATTTATTAAATGTTAAATTATCTAACCCCGCAAATAAGTATGATAATTATGGTATGGGATGGCAAGATGATAAGTTCGTAAGTATTATTGATCTTGCAAGGATTAAAGATGTTAGTTTAGAACATCAATTCTGTCAACCACAGACTGGACATTTACCGGGTGGTTTTTTAAAGTTACGTAAGATTGCATCTGGATTAGATAAATATAAAAAACAAAATGGTTTTATGGATTTCACTGATATGATTTTAGAGTTTGTAAAACGTAAGAAATCTCCTAAATTTAAACTTCTTATTATAGATGAGGCGCAAGATCTTAGCGCAATTCAATGGAATATGGTAGACATTTTATCTAAAAATGCTACTCATACTTACATTGCAGGTGATGATGATCAAGCAATATTTGAATGGGCAGGTGCTCATCCTTGGAGATTTAAACAACAGAAAGGAAATAGAATTATTTTAAATCAATCGTACCGTGTACCGTTAGCCGTGCAACAGCGTGCGGATGCCGTGATTAATCGCATTGATGATCGTGTTCAAAAGAATTGGAATGCTACTGAGAGAAAAGGAAAGTTAAAGTTTCAATTAAATCCTTATCGTAACATAGATTTTTTAAAAGATGATTGGTTAATCTTAGCTAGAACAAATCATTTACTTGATCAAGTAGAAGAAGAATTAAAAACTAGAGGAATTTTTTATCAGCGACATAATTCTAAATCAGTTAGTGATCGTTTACTCTTAGCTATTAATAGTTGGACACAGCTTACTCGTAATAAATCTATTTCGTTACAAGGTGTAAAAGCTATGTATCATTATATGAGTGTAGATGTTGGTGTAAGTTATGGATCTAAAACAATGCCCAGGGCAAGTGAAGATAAAGAATATAATTATTTTGAATTAATAAATAATTATGGATTACTTTTACCACAAACAATGCAATGGGATCGGGCACTAGATCGAATTTCTCCAACACGAGTTGCTTATTTATTAGCATCATTAAGACGTAATCAAAATTTTAATCACGAAGCGAAAGTAAAACTTTCTACAATTCATGGATCAAAAGGTGGAGAGGCAAGTAATGTATTATTATTTTCTCAGCTTACTCATAAAGTAGATGAGGGGTATAGAAAAAATAGAGATATAGAACGTCGTGTATTCTATGTGGGAATGACACGAGCAAAAAATGAATTACATATGGTTCGTTCAGAAACTGATAAAGAATTTTCTGAAATGTTTTGGAGGGCATAATGGATAGTAAAGAATATTTAGAAAAAACTATTAGAGTAGTGAAAGGACAAAGGGAAAGAGATTATGGAAATAAAAAACAAAACCATGAAAATATTGCAAAGTTATGGAGCAGTTTTTTAGATCATGAAATATCAGCGCATGATGTAGCTATGTGCATGTTGCTCGTAAAAGTAGCACGATTAAAACACAAACGAACAGAAGATTGCTATGTAGACATGGCGGGATATGCGGCAATCGCTGGAGAAATACAAGATACAGAATAGGATACTTATGCAAATACCTTTATTTCAAACTAAAATTGAATGGCTTCCTCCGGAAAGAATACCAGATTTAACTGAAGCAAAAGAAATAGCAATTGATTTAGAAACAAGAGATAAAGGATTAAATGAAGGCATAGGTCCAGGATGGGCAGTAAATAATGGTTATGTTATTGGTGTAGCTATAGCTGTTGAAGGATGGCAAGGTTATTTTCCTTTGCGCCACGAGGGTGGAGGCAACATTGATGAGAAAGTTTTTACAAGACAACTTAAAAAAATTTTAGAATTACCATGCGATAAAATATTTCATAATGCAATTTATGATGTAGGATGGTTACATCAAATGGGTTTAAAGGTTCACGGCCGTATTGTTGACACAATGATAGCTGGACCTTTGGTAAATGAAAATGAACCTAAAAGATTTTCTCTCGACGAGTTAGGAAAAAAATATGTGGGAGAGAAAAAATCACAAACTGCTTTATATGAAGCAGCAAAAGATTGGGGTGTTAATGCAAAGACTGAGATGTGGAGGCTTCCTCCTATGTACGTTGGACCTTATGCTGAACAGGATGCTGCCCTAACATTAAAACTATGGGATGTATTAAGACGTGAGATAGTTAAACAAGAACTACTAGATGTATTCAAATTAGAAACAGATTTATTTCCTGTTTTATTTGAAATGAAAAAGAAGGGAGTTAAAGTAAATGTCGATCATGCAGAGAAAACGAAAAAGTTTTTACATACTTCAGAGAAGAAGATACTTAAAAAAATCCATGAGATTACAAATGTCCACGTTGATATTTGGACTCCGACATCTGTCGCTAAAGCTTTTGATGCGGCCGGAGTATCTTATGAGAGAACTAAGAAGTCTCAACAGCCTCGCTTTGACAAAGACTTTTTGTCAAATCATAGCAATCCAATTGCACGATTGGTTGTTGAAGCTAGAGAGATTAATAAGGCGAGAACCACATTCATTGACAGTATCCTCAAGCACGAGAACCGAGGGCGGATTCACGCTGAAATAAATCAAATGAGAAATGAGCAGGGAGGTACAATCTCTGGTAGATTAAGTATGCAGAATCCAAACCTGCAACAAATCCCTGCTCGTAATAAAGAGATAGGTCCTTTAATTAGAAAATTATTTATCCCTGAAGAGGGACAACAGTGGGGATGTTTTGATTATTCACAACAAGAGCCACGTCTTTTAGTACACTATGCAGCCGTCACTAAGCTTGAAGGGGCTCAGCATTTAGTAGAAGGATATCAATCCGGTAATATAGACTTTCATCAAACTGTAGCTGATATGGCAGGCATTGATCGTAAACAAGCTAAGACAATTAATTTAGGTATGATGTATGGTATGGGTAAAGCTAAATTAGCAAATGAATTAAATCTTACAGAATTTGAAGCTGAAGATCTTTTTTCTAAATACCATACTAATGTACCTTTTGTTAAACAATTAACTAAGAACGCTCAAAAAAGGGCATCTGATGTAGGTTTCATTAGAACTGTTGGCGGACGTAAGTGTCGCTTTGATTTATGGGAACCATTAGAATTTGGAGCAGGATTACCTTTGCCTAGAGAAGAAGCTGAACGAGAGTATGGTGGGTTTACTAGGATTAAAAGAGGGTGGACATACAAAGCATTGAATAGATTAATTCAAGGTTCTGCTGCTGATCAAACTAAACAAGCTATGGTTTCATTATATGAAGAGGGTTTCCTACCTCTTATTCAAGTGCATGATGAATTAGACCTTTCATTTGAAACTCCTGAAGAGGCGAAGAAAATTGTAGATATTATGGAGGAGTGCTTTAGTCTTAAGTTATGTCATGTTCCAAGTGTAATTGATTTTGAGAAAGGGCCTTCATGGGGAGAAGCAAAGTAACATGGCAGTCTCTAATAAAAGACAAGCTCGATATTTAGCAACACCTAAAGGTAAAGCTGCTGCACGTAAATCTAAATTAAAGTCTCAAAAAGGAAAAAGATTGACAGCAAAGGGACGATTAGAACTTCGTATTATTAAAATTAGAAGTACTTGGGGAAACCGAATAGCTAAATGGTTTGAAAAACAAGAATCTATTTGTGCTATTTGTGAAAAGAAAAAAGACAAAGCCCCTGCTCGAATAAAAGGATGTGGTAGATCAAACCAATTAGTTATTGATCACGATCATAAATATACACGACAACAATATAAAAAAAGTAAAACATTATTACCTCGTGGTTTATTATGTCATGCTTGTAATATAGCTTACGGTTTAACAGAAGAAAAAATAAAGACTTTAAAAAATATGATTGCTTATAAAAAAAAACATGGGTAAATTAATGAATGATAAAAATTTGGTTATTGGTTATGTTTTTATCCATGCCTAATCAACCATCAGTTAAGTATAGTGCTGCTGTTTATTCTACTGAGGATCAATGTATGACAGCGCTTGATGGTTACATGAGGACATATGAAAACAAACCTCAGGTTTATAAGGAAGGGCTATTAACAGAAGCTTTTTGTCTTCCTTTTAATGCTTTTCCTATTCCAGGCTTTAATCAAAAAGGTGTTTAAGCTTTTTTTTATTTGTGTTACCATTATTATAAGTGTTTGTATTTGGCGTTACTATTCTCCCTATCAAACTTTTATTAGAGAATGTGTTTACAATGAGGCAATGGAATGGGAGTTAAGTAAAGAGTACTGCACTTGGATGTACAAAGAATTACTTAAAGAGAACTCTTGGTTAAAAGAATTTTTAAGTTAATCTAATTTAGAGTTTATTTGTTTAACTTGTTCTTCTATCACTGCTAATCTTGCATCAATGCGCAGCATATCTAAATCTTGAATCTTTCCTTCAAGAGCTGAGACTCGTGAAGAAAGCATTCCATTTGTAAAAGCTATACCTGCTACTATACAAGCTGCCCATATCCAATCACGTGTACTTAACATCATTAAAATCCTATACTATGTTATGTAAAAGTTCTCTCTTAAATTATTGTAGTAATCGTCAAATTCTTCTCTAGTAGTTGGTTCCTGTGCACCGATACCAAAAAATCCTCCTTTTTCTCTATCCTTTACTCTATTATAAAGTTCATCTTGTGTCGGAGCACCTGGAAGATCTGGTGAGAATAATCTATTTCTCATATAATTTTTTTGTTTGCCAGTTAATTCTGCTACTTGTGTTCCTTCTTGTCCTTGTCCTTCTCCCAATGAACCTAGTTCTTTCTTAAAAAAAATTCCCCCTTGATCAGGGCTTATTTGAAATTGTACATCTCCACCGAACATTGGTTTATTATATTTTAATTCTTTATCTCCAATATTAAAATCAAAACCTTTTTTATCATCTAACTTGTTAACCCCTTCTCGTATCTCATTGAACCCTGAAAAAATTCCCTCGTTAGGAAGAAAGTCTTCTGACAAACGTATTGCATCTTGAGCACTACCAAACAAGTTTCCTAAATTAATATTTCCTGATTTTTCAACTGGCTCTATGGCTCCTTGGTCTAAAAGAAGTTGTAAACCATCATTTAAACTACTAGCGTTCATAACTTGATAACCCTCTGGCACTTGATAACCATCTGTTGTGTTTGCAAGAATAGGTTGTATTCCGTCTACAGTATTTTCTAAGTCTAAGGTTGGTGCAAATGAATCTAAATTATAAGCTTCAGGCGTTCCTAAAGCTTCCGCATATCCTAGAGGAAATTCTGTTCCAGGAAGCCCTTGCGTTTCCATATTTGTATATGGAATGTTTTTATTTTTGTCTCCCATAGTTAATCCTAAAATTCCTAACGCTGGATTAACTACACTCATTCCTTTTTTCATTAAAGAAGGCAAAGCACTTTGTAAAAAATTAGCGCCCGGATACATTTTTCCATATGCTGCTGGATTTGTATTCTGTAAATTTCTTGTTGGATCTATATAATATTTGTCCATGATCTGATCAAAAACTTCTTTTCCTGCTCCACTCATGAGAGGAGAGCCATCACTAGTCCTTGCTATTTTTAAATCTTTACCCCCCGCTGCTTTCATAGCGTCAACAGCTTCTCTGTATCCTAAATCTTTAACAAACTTTTTTTGACGAGAACGTAAGTCTTTAGCTTCTTTAAGTTTATCATCCTTTACTGCTTTTTGAACACGGCGATCTAAACTTCCAATACTTTCTTTTATCTCTCTTTTCCTATCAGCCCCTGTTTTTTTTCCTTGAGCTGTTATAAATCTTTCCTTACCAACACTACCGCCGTCATCCATTTCTGGTATCGGTTCTTTACTAAATAGTTCCTTCCAAAATTCCATATAGTTTTTTTACTCCTTTAATGTAAAGGAATCAATGCTAAAGTCTAGCCCGTCTCCTTGTCCAAAAGTTGATTCTACTCCTAATGCTTCATACACCCTGTCACGAACAGCAGGGACAGCGCTTATAATAGGAACAGTTTTAACTAGTTCTCTTATTATTTTTGTCTTCTCATCTTTAGTTAGCATATCAGAAATACCCTCAAGATAACTTACAAGTCTAGTGGTAATAGGTCCCATTAATGCTTCGACTGGACCTGATCCATATTTTTCTGCACGAGCTGCATCTATTAAAAACTGTAGTGGTCCTAAAAAACCTGTTCGTTCAAATGCTCTTTTAAGTCTGTCAAATTCTGATTCATCTTTATAACGAGGATTACCTCCTAATCCATATTTTATTGTATCTCGAAGTTCATTTCCTAAAGCAGCGGCTACAACCATAATTGCGCCAACGGCTGCGTACCGTGAACCGTTTTCCATGGCGCCATAAAAACCACCATCGCCACGTGGATCCATTAACCGAGCCCATCTTTTAATAACTGTATTTGAAAAAGCTACTTGGAAACCTTTTAATTGTGCAAAGATAGCAAGCTTAGGATCAGACATCCATATAGGTCTTGTTGTTGCACGAGGGTTCATAACTACTTCATTAACATAACGCACCCCTGCTAGTCTTACTTGGTCTTGATAAAAATCTGTGTCTTTATAAAGAAGCTCTCCTGTTTCAGGATTAATTGTTTTCTTTTTGAATGCATCTGATCTAACAAAATTAACAGCATCTTGAGGATTAACACCTAGTTCTGTTAATTGTTCTGTGTATGTTTTAAATCTTCCAGTGTTAGGAAGTTGACTAACATCTGTTAATCTTCTTCTTTCCATATTATCAGATAAAAATCCTGCATGACTAAAAACCATTTGCCGAGCTGATGCATTAGCCAACATCCTATTCCATCTTGTAAATTGAGAAAGAAAATTTAATCGAAAAAAATATTCAGTAAATCTATTAGTGTCTTGTCCTCCTCCAAATGCGTCTGCTTGTCGTTCAATAACAGAAGCTTCTAGTCCTAATCCAATGTCCGATACAGCTTTATCAAATTCATCTCGAGGAAAACGAGGAAACACACTACGAATAACTCCCTTCAATCCACTAAATAAAGATTTTAATATTACTTTAGGACCTGTTCCTCCACGAGATAAAACTAAAAAAGGCTCACTAAAAGAAGAAATAGTAGCAAAAGGTAATGTTAATACGTAGCCATAAGTAATTAATGCTGCATTTAATTTACGTAAAAAATCATTTTGTATTGGCTTGTATTGTTTTTGTAATGCTTTTCCTATGTCAAACATTCTTTGTTTTTCTGCTTCTGTCATAGGAAGACCTTTAGCAGCAGACTCTTGTTCTATTTTTGCCATCATCTCTCTCATTAATTCATTTTCTTTTCCAAATCTTCTTGCATACTCTACTCTTCTAATTACTCCATCACGATATTTTTGAAACACATCAATGACATTAGTATTTGTAAATGGTGCTAGTTCCTCTGCTGTTAAATCTTTTAAAGTTCGTGGTTCTTCAATGACCCCTGCTTTTTTAGTAGGTATTATTTTCCCTGACATATCATGAAGATTAGTTAATCCTTTATCATCAATAATGTTTCGAATAGTTGCATCAGGATCAGTCCATCCTTTTGAAGCTAACAAGTCTCTAAATCGTTGTCTAAACGTACTATCACTTAAAAATTTTTTATAATTTAACATAATAGGAAAATAATTATTAACTTTCCCTGGAGTAAATCCTACGTTCCTTGATCCATTAAGTGTTTTCCCATCTACAAACTCTGCTTTTTTTACATAGTTAAATAAATCATCAAAAGCTTCACGCATTAAATTAGCAGCTTGTCTTACTTTAGGCGGGACTACTGCACTTGGATCTGATAATGCTAGATATAATTGTTGGTTTGTTTTAGGACTTACCTTACCCATAAAACCAGGCACACGAATACTTCGAGAAATTAAGTCTATAGCTTTTTGAAATTTACCACTGTACTTACCCATATTAAGTAAAATACTTTCAGATATATCTGCTTCTTGTTTTGTTTTTGTTCCTGAACCATCATCATAATAAGAAAAGTAACGACGCATTTGATCTGCAGTTTTAGATCTTTTAGCTAAATCATCTAACATACTTACAGATTTTCCTACTGTTTTATCTCGAATAACTCTACCTACTTCTTCTATATTTTTTTTATAACGTGTTAGTCTTCCTACATCTAAAGGTTCCATTCGTGATACAAGTTCCCCTGATTTTTTATCTAACACATTGTACTTAATAAACTCGTCTCCTCTTCCGTAATAATTTATATTGGTTGGTCTGCCTCCTTTTTCATAAATTTCTTCTAAGGTTGCTCGTGCTGGTTTGTCTACTATTTGATTTATTTCTGCATTGCGAAGACGCATAAAATCTTTTTTATTTGTAATACCATCAGGATAAATAACACCATAATTTGTTTTAATCCTGTCTTGTTCATCTTTGTATAATTCAGGATTTCTTTTTTGTTCATTTTGAAATTCTTGAAAACTAGAATACTTAATCACTGTTCCTTCTTGTACATCATTTAATTTTAATCCTGTATCTCCTGTGCGATTAGGAAGAACAGCTCCTGTTGTACCTGCAAGTATACCTATTCCTCCCCCACCTATTGATCCTTGCACTAAAGATTCTAATAAACGTTCTTGAAATTCTTCTTCAGGTATATCAACACCCGTTACTTTTTCAGCGTCTAGCATGAACTGTCGTTCTTGTTCTTGTTCAGTAATACCTTCTATAACCCCAGTTGCTACACCAGTTGCTACAATACCAGGTACTGCTTTTGCTGCACGTATTGCTACACTTGGTTTAACATCAAAGACTTGTTCTATTTCTTTTGGACTTTTAATTTTGCCACCTTTTAATTTAAAGGCACGAAGTATTGGAACTAACGTTGCTATATCGAATGCTCCTGTTTTAACTCCAGTCATGATTGCTTGTTCTGCATCAGGTATATCCTCGGTGCCGGCTAGTCTTTTTTGTTCTGCTGCTGCTTCACCTGTTCCTAAAATTTGTGACGGTATATAATAACCTAATCCAGTAACTGCCATCTTGCCATATTTAACAGCACGTAAGTAAGGAATAAAATTAGATAATAAATTAAAAGTTGTAGCACCACCAAGACTTGGTACAAAAGAAGGCAGAGCTTCACCCATTGTTTTTGCTGTAAAACTAGATAGATTATTAAAATCCATTCCTTCTTCTTTTAGTTGTGCAAAGGTTGGAATTCTTGGAGCACCTACTTGCGCTGCTTCTAATCTATTTTTTGCTGATACTCCTCTACCGTAAGCAATAGCGTCTGGTAATTCAAAGAATTCACCGTATGCTTCAATAGCATCTCCTGTAAGAGCTTGTATATTATTCCAACCTCTTTGCAGTCCTCTACTAAATTCTGAACCGCCTACATCAAAATCAAATTGTGGTACGTAATCTCCTTCACCAACAATATCATCTACATTTATTGTTTGGCCAATAGCATCTTCCGTTTCTGTTGTACCTAAAATATCAGATAAATCTAATGGATCAGCCATGATTTTACTCTATAAGTTCTGTGTTAAATTTTGTAAGTTTTCCGTTTATTTCTACACCATTTTTTAATACAGCTATTAAGTCTTCTTTACGCATGTTAGGATACTTTGCTTGAATCTCTTCAAATTTTGCTACTGATATTACTGGTACCTTTACTTTTGCTACTGCTTTTGCATCTGTTTTAAAGAAGTTTTGTAATAGAGGAATACCTTCGAATATCCCACCATCGCCAGGTATTATTCCAAACCTCTCATTAACTCTTCCCCATGCAAGATCAGTTACATTTGCTGGTGGACTTTTTCCTTCTTTTTTATATTCACTTGCAACGTTTGTTATTTCATCTCGCATAGCTAAAAGTATTCCGTACTCAGCGGTTCCGGGTTCAGCTCCTTCAAGATCTAATTTATAATTTGTCATTGCCCAATTGGCTATCATGGAGTCACGTTCTTTATCATCATAATATTTTGATTCATCAAAAGGTTTCTTGCCTTCCTCGTATTGTTCTTTAGCCATGTATTTTTTTAGTTCAATATTACCTTCTAACATTTTAACGAAAATATCTTTTTTAAGTGCAGCTTTAGCCGCTGCTGTTTTATAGTTTCTTTTTATTTTGTTATTTAAATAAAGCATAGCATTTTCTGCCGCTGCATCTTGAAAGTCACCAGGTGTAGTAGCTAGTCTTAAACCATACATAATCATTTCTAATGCATCATTATCTTTAGAAGATCCATCACCAATCATATCAGAAAAACTAAAACCTGCCTGCGCCGCTGCGTCTGCTATTTCTTTACTAAATCCACCATATTTTGTTTCACTTACATCTTTACTAGTTGAAGTTTCCGCCGCTGCCGCTGCCGCTTCCTCACTATCTTTTCCTACTCCCCCTGCTTCTGCTTCTGCTTCTGCTTTATCTAATTTTTCAACATCGTCAGGATCCATAGGAACTTGTGAATCATCATATCGTTCTGCGTCTTTTGTAAGGTTCTCCGTATATTCTTTTTCATACTTATCTAGTACATTTTTTTTATATTTGTTTACCTTTTTTTTCATAATTTCTGCTTGAATAACTTCAAGGAATCCTATTTCTCCATCACCATTTATATCAAATTCTTTAAGATATTCTTCAGATTCATAATCATCAAAATCAAAATCAATCCATTTTTTCTTTAACTTTGATTCATTTAAAAGTTGTTCTTCTTTTGAATCATATCCCCCGAATCGTTCGTCTTTACTAGATTTTTTATCCGTACTTTTTTCTTTTGTTGTTATTCCTGTATCAATCATCTCATTAATTTCATCAATTGTTTTTTGTCTCTCATCTTTTGGAGTTGTAGTATCTTTAATTATTTCTTCTTTATCTGTGCTTTCACCACTCTTTTCAATTATCTCTTTTTTTATATCTTCTTTACTTGTTATAGTATCTTTTTGTTCCAGTCCTGGGAATGCTAATTTCTCAGCACCTACTTCATCAGTATATGGTAGCGCTAGAATCTTTCCCTCTGGATTAATTGTAAATTTTCTTTGGTTCCAACCAGACCCACCCTGATCATCAACAGCCCCACGCTTAATATTATCTGTAAAATCAATATCAGTAATACCTTCATAAAATGGAAGATGCGCAAAAATTCCTCCTTCTCCTTGCACATTCTCTATTCCTGGTTCTTGTATACGTCTTTGTTCTGGAAATCGGTCATAATATTTATTTAACATGTCACTAGCAAAATTTTCATAACCTGGTGTTGTTGTTGCACCTCCTCCTTCTACGTAATCTCCTCGATTAAAACCACCTTCATCAAGTGGAGAGTTTATATCTTTTAATCCTACATTTTTTGAAACTACTTTACTTAACAGGTTCTCAACTTCTTTTGGATCAAGCTGACCAAAAGAATCAGAATATTCTCTCAAGTAATTTCTCATGTTTATTGCTGCTATTTCTTTTTCATTTAATTCTTTTCTCGGCATTCCTTCTTGCATGGTTGCTGCTTGATCAGCTAATGACATACCTACATTTACTCCGGCTGTTTTATTAGGAAACTTCACCATTTCTTTTAGTTCTTCAACATACTTGTTAGGTGTTTCTTCCTCAACAAATCCTTGTTCAACATCTACTTGTTCTTTTCCAGGAAATTGAAAATCTTTTGTAGCTTCCATTGCATCAATAAAATTTTGTTTTTTTGTGTCTGCTTCTTCTTTAATTTTATCAGCCTCTACTCTACTATCCGCATATTCTTTTCTTGCGGGTATAGAATATAAATCTTTAAGAAAATTTCTTGTCTTTTCACCTGGTCTATAGTCTCCCTTGCCAAATATATTACTAGAATCTCTTTCAAAATAACCGCCAGTAGGTTCATAAAATTTTACACCTTGATCTTTTACAAAATTTTTTACTTTTCTTGAAGGAACAAAATAATTATCTATTGGTTCTCCTTCTCCAGGAAACAAACCAGCAGCTTCTGCTTTTCTTGCTATTTCAATAGCTTTTTCAAATCCTTCCATATCCACAGGTCTACCATCATCAGTAAAATCTCCTCCATAAAAATTCATAATTTGTTCTATGGTTGGCATGTACACACCTTCTGCTGCCATCACGGGGCGCATGAACATTCTTCTATTTAAAACATTTTCCATTAACCAAACAAACCTTTATTGTAAGCTCCTAATCCTGCAAGTCCAAGCCCTGCTATTTGACTAAATGGACTTACCGGTGGTTGAGCAGAACCTGTTGTATAAGTAGAATAACTAGAAGGTTGTCCTTGTAATATATCACTAGCATATCCAAGCCTTGTAAATGGTTCAAGTTGTCTTGCTTCCTCTGTTGCTCTTGCTGCATCTAATCCTGCCTGTGCTAGTTGTTGATTTAATCCGCCGATACCCATTAGTGAACTAACATCTGTTAATCCTGCTCGTTGAACATCTAATCCTAATCCGGCTTGAGCTCCTCCTAGTTGACCTAGTTGTGTTCCAAATTGTCCGAACCGTGAACCAATGCCCGCTAATCCTGCACCCAATTGTCCAAGTCCTTGTCCTCCGTAAAGAGATCTTTTCTTTGCTGCTTCTGCTGCTTGTAAAGCTTGTCCATATCCTTGCGCTCTAGATTGTCCTACTCTCGCCGCAGTATCTGCTGCAATAGTTCCTTCTACAACACCTTGTCTTGAACCTCCAAATGCTCCATATTTTTGCGCTTCATCCCCCGCTCTTTTAGTAGCAAGATCTCCTTGTTTAATAATTTCATCAGTTACATAATCTTGATAAGGATTAAAGTATTGACTTATATCTGCTCCTGTTAAAGCTTGTGCTCCTTGTTGAATTAAAGGTGTACCTGCCGCTGCTAAATTTGCACCTGCTTGAGTAATAGGCATTCCTTGTTGTAGTGCGCTAATACCAGAACCTAAAGTTCCTTGTGCCGCCGCTGTAAAAGGAGTAAACCCTCCAATCCCTTGACGAGCTAAATTCATTGCAGCTAATTGGTCAGGACCAAATCCAGCTACTTGATAAGCTGGTATATCTCTTCCTACACCTGCTCTACCATATCGTCGTAAGTTAAATGCTTCTTCTGTTTCAGTAAAGTTACCTTGAGCATCTTTTTTTCTTACAGCATTTGGATCACCAAATACTGAAGCAAGTAATTGCTCTGAACGTTCTTCAATATAAGGGGCTTGTCTGACTATTGTTTCTTCCATTATTATTTACCTCTCGATTCCATTGATAACTTCCCACCTTTTTCTAAATGATCCATCATATCATACATAGGAGCAGAACCCCCAGCATTTTTAACAGCTTTCGCTGTAACTACAAACTCACCATTACTTAGGTAAGCGGGTATATCATCACTAGTTCCTGTTCCGGGACCCGTAACTCCTCCTTTAGCTTTTTTAGCTGTGGAATAAGGAAACCCTCCTTGTTTTAAATTTATTATACCACCTTTTGCTAGTTGAAAAGGAACAATGTTTGAGCCTGGACTAAATGTTCTAGCTTTTCCTAATTGAAATAATTGACCAAAGTCACCTGGGTATACGTTTGTATCTACATACTCTTCCTCTTCTTCACCACCAAACATTCCAGGTAAAGCACTAATCAATGATCCTGCTGTCATTATTCTATATGGACTAAAGTCTGCTCCTTCTTTTCCGCCTTTTCTAAATAAGTTTAACATCTTAGAAAAATTATCTCCTCCACCTTTTAGTGCTTTATCTGCTGCACTTCCTGCAAGTTCTGCGGTGTTAGCTCCTGAATAAATTTCTGCTTGCGTAGCAGGGTTTGTCATAAACGATGGAGCTGATTGAGAAAATAAACTTCCTAATCCTTCTTTTGATATACCTTTAAATAATTGACTACCTAATGTTTTACCGCCTAGTTGTCGTCCTGCCTGAGCAGCTTGTGTACCACCTGCAAACTTACCACCAAGACCGGCCATAATACCAGACATTAAAGCTTGTTTAGTATCTTGTCCTGCTAATTTACCGCCACCAAAACCTGCTGCTGCCATGGTTAATGGCCCCGCTCCAGGAATAAAACTAGCTGCTATCGGTAAAAGAATAGGTGCAGCTTTTTTTATTTTTTTAAATAATTTTTTAAGAAAGAACTCTGGTTGACCTGTAACAGGGTTAATAGAATTTAAATTACTTCCTACAATATATTGAGTAGGATCAATGCCTAGGTCGGCCATTGATTTAAATACCTGATCTCGCAACTGCGGATTACTTTCAAAAACTTCCATAGGAACAATGGTTTCCCCCGTTGCTACGTGAGCTAAAGTATCATCTTCATATCGTCCAAAATCTTTAAGAGCATGAATTGCATCTTGAAAGTCAGCTAGTCCGCCATTAATTAGTTTAAGTTTTTTCATCAATCTCCTTGTAATGCATTATATCAATGTAGCAAGGAGGCGAAACTTGAAAAATGGGCCAATTTAATACTTTATTTATATGGAAATTATTGCTATATGACAAGGATATTATGGTTAAGAAGAAAGAGAAACAACCTAAAGTTATTTATGTTCCTTCATATCCTTCTGCAGGAAGACCTTTAACTAAAGATGAATGGGCGTTTGTACAGGAAAATATAAGGAAATATAATGAAACAGCAGACAAAGAAAAAAGAAATAAATAAAAGTGAAGTATTAACTTTTGAAGCTATTAGACCTTTTGGTCCTACTATTGTTAAAGGAAAGTTACCTAAATATCTTGTTAATTTGATGGATAAAAAATCTACCGAGATGTTAGAAGATGAAAAACTTGCAAAAGAATTTGATCATTCCGGTTCTCTTGCAGGTAATGTTAAACAAGAAGTTAGGTTCCCTCAGAAGTGGATGAACACGGAAGAGTTTATGCCGATGGTAAATCTAATGGGTGAAATGGTTAAACAATATATTTCTATTCCTCCAGCTAGTGAAACTATTACACCTGAGTATGTAGGTAAAATGGTTATTGAATCTATGTGGGTCGTGAGCCAATGGGCAGGAGACTTTAATCCTTTTCATATACACGAGGGACAACTATCAGGAGTTTTTTATTTACGAGTGCCTCCTAGTCTTCCAGAAGAATATGCAAAAGAAGATCATTACCCAACTGTAGGAGATATAGTTTGGTTTGATGGTCGTGCCTCTACTTTTAGTGGTCATAAATTTCAACACTCTCCAGAAGTAGGGGACATATTTTTATTTCCAAATTGGTTAGCACATGGTGTCTATCCTTTTAGAACACAAAATGAAGAAAGACGATCCGTATCGTTTAATCTTCATTTAATTAAAAAAGAAGAAGAAAAACAATTATTAAAATAAATGATTGCAGTTGAAAAAATTCCACTCTTTACCGAAGAAGTTTATTCTTTCATTATGCCTGATCATGATCATTGGGAAAAACAAATTAAAAATATTGTGTTGGTAGAAAAAAATAAAGCAATACATGATTATTCAACAATTCCTAAAGAAGATTGCAATGTTAAAGCAAACAGAACAACCTGGGATACACATAAACAATATGGTTCTATTTCTATTTTATCAAATAAGATTTCTCATATTATTTATGATTTTATTAAGAAAGAAGATTTTGATGTTCCTAAACTAGAGATTCAAGATTGTTGGATTAATTGGTATAACAAAGATCAATATGCTATTCCACATAGTCACATATGTCATTTATCATTAGTTTATTTTGTTGATGTAGAAAATACTGAGGCATCGTTTTTATTTCATCAAAACACTAATTTTAGATTAATAAAGAAAAAAGAAAACAGCACTAAAATTAATTCTATAAAAGAAGTAAAAGTAAAAAATGGTACTGTTATGATGTTTAATGGTAATGTTTCTCATTCAGTTACTCCTAATCAAACCGATAATGAAAGAATAACTTTAGCTATGAATTTTAATGTATCCTATGATTCTAAAAGAGTTTCATACTAATGATTGACATAAACAAAACTCCCATGGTCCGTGTAACGTGGTTAGATGCCCGTGATATGGAAACTGGGTGGTTACCTGCTAAGGATATTGTTAATGCTCCGTTAGCCGTGTGTCAAGAAGTAGGGTGGATGGTTACTAATACAGATAAGAAAATTGTTATTATGCGTTCATGGTGCACAGATAAAGATGATAACCATGGTGGTGGTGCTATCGCTATACCTAAAGGATGGGTAACTAAAATAGAATATTTAACAATTAGTTATGCTGCTCAGTAAAAAACAAATTAAAGATATACAACAAGATAAAGTAACTTTTATTCGAAACTTTACTACTCTTAATAAAGTATATGATTTTAATTATATCTCTGTTGTAGCTGATGAATATGTAGGCGATGAAAATGGTATACAAATTTATTCACGAGGAGATCATTCATTTGAAAAAGTATGGGGAGTTAAACATTTACACAATGTTGATTATGATTTGTTTTCTTATTATGATTTTTTAAAAAAAATGTTTAGTTTTAATGAAGATCCTCGAAGCGGTGTAGATTTATTTTTTTCTTTTGCTACATGTGTAGGACCTCCACACATAGATGAAGAATGTATATTTCTTTTAGGTTTAAAAGGAAGCACTATTTATAAAGATTATTTAAATCGCAGAGATTACATTGTAGAAAAAGGTGACTTGTTATTTATTCCAGGGGGAATTAGACATAAAGCTATTGCTTGTTCTCCTCGCATTATTGCTTCAATAGGATTTTTTGGTGACAGAAAAAAATAAAAATATCTTATCAGTTGATTGCGATTTTGTTAAAGATTCTAGATCTTTAGTAGAATTAATTAAATTTGTTTTACAATATATAGATAAGATAGAAGATACTCACATTGTAATATCTCAAAAACATGTAGACATATATTATATTCTAGAACCTTTATTAAAAAATAAAAAAACTATAGATGTAGTTTCTATTGATCATCACCATGATTTAACTTATCCAAACTTTCCTATTGATAAAGGATTAGCTTCTAGCAATTGGCTTGGATATTATTTAATGAAACCTAATTTTATTGATAATGCATATTGGTTATCTAATTATACATCAGATCCCGATGCAGGAGTTAAATGTGAAGATTGGATAACCATTACTAAAACATTTGACGATATTGCTTTTGATTCATTTGATTATTTATTTATTTGTGAATCTCCTTCTTATGCTACTAATGAATTTTCTTTGTGTGCTTACAGAATATTAATAGAAATTATAACAAGATTAAAAAATAAAGATAAATTTTTCTTTATGAAACCTACTTTACTTAATCATAAATATGCCTTTATTAACTAGTCCCGATAGTAAAAAAATTTTTTTTATTCACATACCCAGAACAGCAGGGCGTGCTTTGTCTGAATGGTTTGTGCAGAATAATTTTAATATTGAACATTATGATTGGAATCATTTGATTAATGATAATCCTGTAGGACATCTTTGTTATCCTGATTACAATCTTCTTCCAGGAGTAAAAGATGTTTTTAAATTTGCAGTAGTGCGAGATCCTTTAGATAGATTTACTTCTATGTGTCGCATTGTAGATTATGATTTTAATAAAATAAAAACTAAAGAAGACTTTAAAAATGCTATTGAAGATTTAAAAAAACAGACCAAAGGAATGAATTGGTTTACTCCTCAACATTATTTTATTGATAAAAAAACAGTATGGTGGAAATTAGAAGCTAAGTTTGAAAGAGTATTTGTAGAGTGGTTAGCTCTTCCTTCATATGGAAATGTTAAGTTAGAGGGAAAAATAGGAGATTATCCTAAGGAAGATTATGATAGTAAGCCTCTTCCTTTACTTTCTCTAGAAGTAAAAAAGTTAGTTAAAGAATATTATAAAGAAGATTATGAAAGGTTTAATTATGCAATACAATAAAGCTACTAGATTTGTACAATATGTAGATAATTTTTTAGATGAAAAAACTTTAAAATCTCTTCAAGATAATTTTTTACAATTAGAGTATACTCCACGAGTAAATGAAGATGGGTTGTATGGAAATAGACATCGTTTCGACACACAGAAAATGAAAAAAGATCCTTTATTAGATCGTATAAAAGAATTTTTTTTTCCTTATTATGATTTAGAACCAACAGAAATTGCAGCACACTTAAGACATAATAGTAGCAAACCTATGGTACATACAGATCATAAAACTGATTGTAATTTTTTATTATTTGTTAAAGGTAAACCTTTATTAAATAATGGTACAGGTTTTTTTACTGACACTGGTCAACTTTCTTCTCATGTAGGGTTTGTAGAAAATAGAGCTATATTTTTTAATGGCGCTAAAATAGCTCACACAGATCTTCAATCTTTTGGTGATAGCTCTCCTCGATATACATTAAATATTTTTTATAAAAAAGCTCAACCTAAAGCTGCGGGGTTTTAATGAATAATTTATTAGACTATATAAAAGTTTACAGAAAAATTTTAGACACAGAAACCTGTAATAAAATTATACAAGAAAAAGATTTAAAATTTTTTCCAGCTACTACTCAAGGAAGAGTAGTTTCTCATCGACAATGTTTAATTAAAAAACTTAATCCTGAATTTGAATCAATAATTAAATTTAAAGTTATTGAAATAACTAATAGATACATGAAAGATTATCCTCATTTAATTACTGGGTTTGAAAATAAAGATACGGGTTATGATCATTTATTATATATGTCTTCTCATGAAGGAGAATATAAAGAACATGTTGATAATACTTTAAGTCATAAAAGAATATTAAGTTGTTCTATTCTTTTAAATAATACTTATGAGGGAGGAGAGTTTTCTTTTTTTGATAACGAATATACTATTCCTTCTCAACAAGGAATGGCTATTGTTTTTCCTAGTAACTTTATGTTTCCTCATGCTGTAAAAAAAATTATTTCTGGTGATAGGCACGCCATTATAACTTGGATGTATTAATGAATAATATTTTTGTAGGAACACCATGTTATGGAGGAATGATTTCTGTAAATTATTTTGAAAGTTGTTTACGTTTAATGTCAGAATGTGCAGTTAATAATGTAGGATTACAATTTGGTACAATTGGAAATGAGTCATTAGTAACAAGAGCTCGGAATACTTTAGTGCAATTATTTATGGATGATAAACAATACACTCATTTATTATTTATAGATGCTGATATAGGTTTTAATGAAAAATCTGTAATGCGTATGTTAGAATTAGATCAAGAAGTAGTTACGGGAGTTTATCCAAGAAAAACTATTGATTGGACAAAAGTTATAAGAAAGGTCAAAGAAAATCCTAATATAAAAGAAAATGAATTATTAGCTTCTTCTTTACAATATAATCTTAATGTAAAAAATCCTAATCATGTGGAAGTTAAAAAGGGGTTTATAGAGGTATTAGATGGGGCTACAGGATTTATGTTAATCAAAAGATCTGTTTTTGAAAAAATGGCAAAGGCTTATCCTAGACTTAAATTTAAATCAGATCAGTCTTTAAATGAACCTCACGATAAAACATTTGATTATCATGATAATTCTAAATGGAATTATACTTTTTTTGATACAACCATAGAGCCTAAAACAAGAAGATACTTGTCAGAAGACTATGCTTTCTGTAGATTATGGCAGAAAATTGGTGGCACCGTATATGCTGACATTGTTAGTGGACTGACGCACTATGGGACTTATGCCTTTAAAGGTAATGTAGGTACTCAATTCTTGCCACCAAAGAAGAAATAATTTAGTATATAATCTTATGCAATTAACCGATTTAAAGTTTAGACCTGGAGTAGATAAACAAGATTCACCTTATGCAGCAGGTGATGATAGAAAATATGTTGATTCACAATTAGTACGTTTTCATTATGGAAAACCAGAACGTTGGAAAGGGTGGACTTATCTTCCTAATCCTAACGAAACTGTTATTGGCGTAGTTCGTGATACACATTCATGGGTTACATTAGATGGTAATAGATACCTTGCTATAGGTACAGATAGAAAATTATATATATTAGAGGGCAGCGCTCTTTATGATATTACCCCTATTCGTGAAACAGCTAGTCTATCAAATCCTTTTACAACGGTAAGTGGTAGTCCAATTGTAACCGTAGCCGATGCTGCTCACGGAGCAGACTTAGGTGACTTTGTTACTTTTGATGATGGTAGTGCTAATAATGTATTAGATGGAATAGAACTTAATAACGAATTTGAAATTACAGAAATAGTAGATACTGATAATTATAAGATTACTTATTCTTCAAATGCTTCAGGGGCAACAGCCGGGGGTGGTGGATCAGTTACAGCAACCTACCAAATTAACACGGGACCAGCTACATCAACATATGGATATGGTTGGGGTATTTTAACTTGGGGACTAAGTACATGGGGAACAGCTCGTGCTTCCTCTGATGTAACTATTACTGCTCGTAATTGGTCTTTAGATAATTTTGGAGAAGATCTTATTGCTACTGTTTTAGATGGTGGTACTTATCAATGGGATAAAAGTAATGGAGTAAGTACAAGGGCCGTGAGCCTTGGTGCAACAGCACCTGTTGCTTCTCGTTTTTCTTTAGTCTCTTCTGACACTCGACATTTATTTTTATTTGGAACATGCACTACGGTTGCAGATGCAGCTACACAAGATGATTTATTTTTTAGATTTGCTGATCGTGAAAGTTTAACAGTGTTTGCACCTACAGCAGAAAATGAAGCAGGTTCGCTTCGTATTGCTGATGGTTCACGTATTATAGGCGCTGTTAGATCAACTGGTCAGATACTAGTTTGGACTGATCAATCGCTACATGGTATTCAATTTGTTGGAACACCATTTACATTTGGTCAACGACAGCTTGGGGCTAACTGTGGATTGATAGCACAGCATGCAGCTATTGATGTAAATGGTAAAGCATTTTGGATGGGTGATGATGCATTTTATATGTATGATGGGGTTGTTAAAAAAATGGCTTGTTCAGTTCAAGATTATGTTTATGACGATTTAAGTTATACTAATAAAAATGATATAGCTTGTGGGGTTAATCCTGAGTTTAATGAAATACTTTGGTATTATCCTTCAGCGAATGCTACACAAATAGATAGAGTAGTAGTCTACAATTATCTTGAAAATACTTGGTACACTTCAACTTTAGGACGAACTAGTTATCTTGCTAATTATACTTTTGAAAATCCTATTTCTTCTGAATACAATGCTTCTTTGGTAGCTAATGCTACAACAAGCACAGGAGTTACTAATACACCATTTGGTGTAACAGCAGGAGCTTCTTATTTATACAATCAAGAGACTGGTAATAACCAAGCGGATGGAACTGCTATTAGTGCTTCTCTTACTACAGGATCAATTGAAATTGGTGATGGTGATCAATTTATGTCTGTAAGTAAATTTGTTCCAGACTTTACTTCTTTAGCTAATGACTTAACTGTTACTTTAACTTTAGAAGATTATCCTCAATCCACAACTAGTCAAACAACAACAGGAACTGTAAGTAGCACAACAGACAAAATTAATATAAGAGGACGAGGAAGATCAGTGAAATTAAATTTTGCAACTAATACAGTAGATGATACTAACTGGAGACTTGGATCAATGAAATTACAACTTAGACCAGATGG